GAGCTCCTTCGGGAGCTCTATTAATAAAAGGAGAAAAAAATGAGTTATAAAAGTGATGTAAAACCGGTCAGTACATCTGCAACAAGTGCAGTTCTATTTACTGGTCCAACTAGACTTCGTGGATTCTTAATTCAATCTACAGGAAGTTCTGGATCAGCAGTAATTAATGGTTTAGCAAACGCTACAACAGTTAGCTCTTCAACTAATACACAAGTTTATTTACAAGTGTTTGTTGGTGCTAACCAAACTGAAACATTAAATCTTCCAGAAGATGGTGTTCTGTATGCAGGTAGAAATGGAACAGGTATTGTTGATGGAGTTGGTGTAACAGCTAATAGTGGTGCATTAAATATTACGCTATTTATAGATAAATAGGAGAGTAGATGACTACCTCTGGAACTACAAGTTTTAATCTTGAATTAGATGAGCTTTTTGACGAAGCTTTTGGACGTGTAGGTATTGGAGGAACAAGATCTGGTTTTCACTTAAGAGCAGCAAGAAGAAATCTTAATATTTTATTATCAGAGTGGGATAATAGAGGTGTTCATTTATGGAAAGTTAAACTTGCAACTGTTCCATTAGTATTAGGTCAAGCTGAATATAGTTATTCATCTGATCCTACAAATTATCCTGGAGATATTAACGACGTATTAGAAGCTTATGTAAGAAATAATACAACTCCAAATTCATCTCAACCAGTTGATATATCTTTATCTAAAATAGATAGATCAGCTTATGCAGCATTACCAAATAAATTATCTCAAGGAACACCTTCTCAATATTATGTTCAAAGAACTTATCAACCAAGTATATTCTTATATCAAACACCAGGTTCAGGATTTTCTAGTGCATCAACACCAAGTAATTATCAATTAAAGTTTTATTATCTTGCAAGAATTGAAGATGCTGGAAAATATACAAACACTCCAGACGTTGTATTTAGATTTTTACCATGTTTAACTTCAGGATTAGCTTACTATTTAAGTATTACATACAAACCAGAAAAATCAGACATGTTAAAAATGATGTATGAAGATGAATTATTAAGAGCTTTACAAGAAGACGGTCAAAGAACTTCTACTTTTATTTCTCCTAAAACTTATTATGGAGAAGGCATCTAATGACTTCATTTGCCACAGGTAAGAAGTCTTATGCCATATCAGACAGATCGGGCCAGCGATTCCCGTATGATGAAATGGTGACAGAGTGGAATGGATCATTTGTTCATTACACAGAATACGAACCTAAACAACCACAACTTGAACCAAAGATACCAGGCAACGATCCGCAAGGCTTGCAAAACGCACGACCAGATCGCGTAGAGCCAGAATCTTTTATTTTATTGCAATACAATCCATTTGTAGCAACGGCAGGTAGTTCAACAATCACCGTCAACGAACCGGGGCATGAAAAATCCACAGGAGACAAAGTTGTATTTACAGATGTGATAGCAGGAAATGGATTTACTAATGCTTTATTAAACACAACAGTTGCATTTACATTAACAGTTATAAATTCAAATCAATATAGTATTAATGCAAATACTGTTGCAACATCTGGTGGATTATTTGGTGGACCACAAGTTTCTGTTACACAATCTCCAATTCCATTACCTAATAATGCATTTAAAACAACAGTAGGTAGCTCTACAATTAATGTTAGTGAACCAAGTCATGGTAAAGTAACAGGAAACACAGTTAGATTTTATAATGTTAATGTATTAAATGCTTTTTTATCTACTTCAGGATTTCAACAAACAGTCTTAACAACGTCATCTGGATATAGTATAACTGTTGTTAACGCAGATAATTATACCTTTAATGCATCGTCAGGAACTGGAACTTTTGACACATTAATTGGTGGAGGAAACGCAACAGTAGAAACTTTATAATATGGCACTAACGTATTCACAACTTGTAACTCAAATTAGAAACTATACAGAAGTAGATAGTAATGGTTTATCTGATAATACAGTTTCTGTCATAGTTCAAAATACTGAAAATAGAATTTACAGAGAATTAAATATTGATGCTTATAGATTATATGCATCTTCAGTTACAACTGCTGGAACAACTACGATTTCTGTACCATCAGGACTTCGTAATATTAGATATGTAGAAATGATTTCTCCAGATGGTGAAATTAGTACATTAGAACAAAAAGATAGTTCTTACATGGCAGAATTTAATAACTTTCCAAATTCTTCTACTTATTATGAAAAACCAAGATATTGGGCAAACTGGAATGAAACTACATGGTTTGTAGCGCCAACTCCTAATACGACTTATGCAATTAATATTGCTTATTATTCACAAGGAACTTCTATAACTTCAGGAAATTCAGCAACTTCAACTACTTATATCTCTACTTATGCTCAAGATTTACTTCTTTATGGCTCTTTAGTAGAGACATATAAATACTTGAAAGGTCCACCAGATATGATACAAGTTTATGAACAATCATATCAACAAGCCAGAGAATCTTTTGGTGTTGAACAGACAGGTCGTAGAAGAAGAGACGAATATGTTGACGGCGAGCCTAGAGTTGTAGTAGATTCTCCGCCACCAGGAAAATAATTAAGGAGTTAATATGGCAAATATAGTACCAGATAGTTTTAAAGAAGAACTTTTTGAAGCAGTTCATAATTTTTCAGCTGCAGGCGGAAACACATTTAAGTTAGCATTGTATTCAACTGTTTCAGGTTTTACTGCAACAGGAACAACTGTATACACAACAACAAACGAAGTAAGTGGTACAGGATATTCTGCAAGCGGAACAACTCTTACAAATCTTGGTGTTGCAGTTGGACAAAATATTTCTTATGTTGATTTTGCTGACGCAACTTTTTCAACAGCAACCATTACAGCATCATGTGCTTTAATCTATAATACATCTCAATCATCTAAAGCAGTTGTAGTATTAGATTTTGGCGGTGATAAAACTTCAACAAACGGCGACTTTACTATTCAGTTCCCAGCAGCGAATTCAACAAGCGCAATCTTGAGAATATCGTAGTAGTTCGCCATAAAAAGTTATGGCTAATAATACTTGGGGAATACATCCATGGAGTCAAGGCGAATGGGGTCAACAGACTACTGATGTAGTTGTAGAAGTTGGTATTTCACAAGGTTGGGGTAGAGTTACATGGGGAGAAGGCGCTTGGAATGAATCTGTTCCAATAGATCCATTATTATTAAATCAAGGTACAATTGCAATTAGTGGTAAAGCAGAAGTTGCTTTAACCGGAAATAATTTACAAACACAAACTGGAACAATTACATTTACTGGTAAAGCAGTTGTTGAAGTAACTGGTAATGGTTTAAGTCTAGTAGTTAATAATGCAATCGTAACTGCTAAATCTAATGTAGATGCAACTACAAACTTATTAGATTTACTTGTACAAAATCCAAATATTATTGCAGGTGGTAATGTTACCGATGCAGTTGTCGGTCAAGAATTAGATATACAAACTGGAACTGTTACATTTAGTTTAGATAATATAATAACTGCAACAGGCTCAACTATTCAAATAGGAACAGGTCAAGTTACAATAGCTTTACCTACTGTTGTTCAAGCAACTGGATCAAGTGTTGTTACATCTGTTGGTAATGCTCAAGTTATTGGTAAAAATTATGTAGATGTAAATGGTAATCAAGTTTCTGTTCAAGTTGGAACTCCTACATTATCTTTAGGAGCAGGTGTTACAGCTACTGGATCAACTGTTAATATAAGTGTTGGTACAGTTAATATAGAATCTAGATATTTTGTTACTGGAAATCAGGTAACTGTAGGTCTTGGAAATATAACAATTTCAACAGATCAGGTTATTATACCTACATCAAATCAATTGACTTTAGGATCTGGAAATCCTACTATATATGGCTGGGTAATAATAAACCCAACAACAGGTCAAAGCTGGTCTGCTATAAACCCTGCAACTACTCAAACATGGGTTGATATAACTTAATAAAAGTGATATGGAGAATTTAATATGGCAAGTACATTTAGTAATTTAGGTTTAAACTTACAAGCAACTGGCGAAAACTCTGGAACATGGGGTGCCATTACAAACGTTAACCTACAAGATATAGATAATGCGATCGCAGGTGTTGTAACAATCACATTAACAGGCAATACAACTTTAGCATTTACAACAAATTCATCTTCAACAACTTACACAGACGAAGCAGGTAGAAA